CCGATCTCCGCGTCCAAGAGTCCTTCACTCGGAAGGGATTACAACAATTCTTTAATACATTGCAATAGGTACAGCAGGACTGAATCCTTCAAATAAACTCTTGTAGCCGGCAGCACTTTCGGAAGTACCCCAGATTCTGATGTTAATAGTTTGATTCTGCGTCGGGCTTTCCTGGGTGCTAGTCAACACATATTTGTTGCCGTCGGTTGTTCCTGCATTAATCTGTGCTGCCATATAATTCTGAGCAGCAGTGCTCTCAGCCTCGGTCAACTCTCGAATTTCAGTTATGTATGTAATATAAGCCATTTTAAAAACTCCTTTTTGATATTGTTACTTACGCAGGCACAATGTTTGATGCCTGCTGGCCTTTTGGACCTTGAACCAAGTCAAAACTAACCACTTGGTTTTCCTTTAATGTTTTAAATCCATTAATATTGATTGCTGAAAAATGTGCAAATACATCTTCTCCACCGTCATCTGGTGTGATAAATCCAAAGCCTTTTGCATCATTGAACCATTTTACTTTTCCTACTACCATAGTATACCACTTCCTTTTTATTTATACAAGTGCAATTGTAACCTTTTATAATCTTGTTGTCAACCTCATGATTACCTTGTGCGCCAACATTATTTAGCATGTTTGGTGGGCCCACTTGGATTTGAACCAAGGACCAAAGGATTATGAGTCCTCTGCTCTAACCACTGAGCTACAGGCCCTAATATGTATTATAGCACTAATGCTGGTAGTTGTCAAGGAATTGTTCGAGATTTCCATATAGATTTGCCATAACTGCTTCTCGGCCGCCAAAAAATATAATTCGTTTGGGTATACCTTTGACAGTGTCGATATAATACGGCATCTGCATCTTACGATCTAATTTCAGAATAAGTTGTTTGTTGAACACATGAGGATCTTCAATGCTGTATGAGTAGTGTTCTAATGCTAACTCATCAGCAAGTGCCAGATAGCCAACACGGGTCAATCTCATTCCACCACGTCGGCGTATATTAAACCACCACGTACTCATGGCAAATTTTAAATTAACACGATCTTCTTCTGGAAGCAGTGCAATTAGTTCTTCCGTGAGTCGTAGTTTATCGCGCACATCAAGGATAAATTTTATTGCCGGCGGTCAACAATACCACAGTAAACTTCTCAGTTTTAAATTGTGTGTTTAATTTACGTGCCAAGTTTTTGGCATGGCCCGGATTTGAGAAACTAACCTTTTTGTATTTGGGTCCGGGATATTGAACCAACATGTTTGATGTTTTGAGATTGATGGGTTTGGCATCGTAGAACACTGCCCACACACCTTCGGATGCTAAAACCTGCTCGCTTTTATAGGTAGCCTTGTTGGTGTGCTCGATCAATACATTGGGTTTTGGACGACTCATATCATTAAACTCCTATATTTTATTTATCTACAAATATAGGTAGTTTTAGAATGTTCCACCATCCATTTTTACAGTGATCGTTTCTGTGTCTTTTTGGATGGTTGCTACTGCATGTTCACGTAAAGCCTGAAGTTCCAACAACAGCCTTGTAATATCAGCATGTAGGTCTTGTGCATCTTTTAGGCTCATAATAAAGTCTCTAGCACCCCGCGCCTGCTGACCTTGAACTCGCTCAATGAACTTACTGAGATGAATTGTCATGAGCCTGTTGCTCCGAGTAATACGGACCTTGGTACGGATATCGTTGCAACACAATCAATTTGGGGGCCAACACTGTGCGCCAATTGCGGCCTTTGCGAACATTATACCAACCGGCTGAGAACCAACTCTTGCTTTTGTTTGTCTTGGTATACACTGGCAACTGTTGACTGACATCCCACATGGGATTGCATACACGGCCTGCCACTGGATATCCATGCACATGATCCACAGTGGTCTTAGGTCTGGTAATCTTTATTGGCGGTTCAAATTTAATGTTGGCAGTTCTAGCCGCCGATTTGATGGTTTTGTATTGTGCAATCTGATTGTTGATCTTTACTTGGAACCCACCAGCGCAGGCCTCAATGTTGCCGACCTTTTGATTGTTTTCTTGTAGGATCCAAAATTGTTTGTCCACTACAGGTTTAGCTATTAATGTCATTTAACACTCCTTTGTATGTTTCGTTCATCCAACGACCGAAACTATCTGCACTTTCACTGCACTTGTTCAATTCATACTTGCCGCAAAACTGCATGAACCTCACACCCACTTGTCCAATGTCTTTGTGACTGACCTGCTCATGTATGGCAGCATCTACTGTATCTTTAATTGCTTGGGGTTGTGCAGTTAGGTCAATCAATTCTCGATTGCGTTCATAGTCGTCCAACACACGATGCTCAACACCGTCAGGATCGGTCCAGCGTTGCAGCATCATATTGTTCCAGTTATATCCGCGAGTGTTGCGATCTTCAAATGCCTCCTGGAGACCAACTTTATTTTTTGTTCCTTTAGTTCGAACACCTGGATAAGCCGAAAACACATTGTCTGAGCTGTCGCCTCGCATGCACTTTTCAAAAAGTAACCACTGCGGATTGGGTATTGTTTTTTCTTTTTTAGTTTTTTTATCGATGACCGCTTTACCTTTAGCATCAAAGATTCCTTCTATAGTGATCAGTTCATCGGTAATACCGTTGTATTGTCGTACGTTGGGTGCTACCAATTGAACAAAGTCGGTATCACTGCTGATAACAATATGTTCGTCTTGTGGGTGTAGTGCGATCCAGCGAGCAATGATATCGTCGCCTTCTGCTGTTGGACATCTAACGACCGAGCAATTGGTCCTTTCAGCCAAGTATTTAGTCAAACTATCATAAGTTTCCCAGAACATTTTATCTTCTTCTGCTTCTTGTTCTGTCAATGCTGCACGGGCCACAGCACGGTTATTTTTGTAGGGTTTGTAGCGGTCCTTACGCCAACTGCGTCCCTCCAGTGCAAATACCACATGATCAGCTTCAAATCGCCTGGCCACTTTGTTGGCACTCATCAGTGTCACATGGAGGGCAAATCCAATTTTTTCCCACGTGTCACTGGCACGAAAAGCACCGTGTCTGGCACGAAAGAACATATTAGCTGTATCTATAAGAACATATTTCATACTGCTAGTATAGCAGAAATCAACAATGTTGTCAAACGAATTTGTTGGACATTAGGTATTTGAGCAGGTGTTTAAACCACCAACTATGCCCATCTCGTCCATAATGATATGAATCGGGCATGACTGTTTCGATTGCTGCAGCCTGTAATTGAGCATGATATGTGCTGGCTGGATCATAAGGTCCAATATAATTAACGCCCCAATCCTTTTGATCTTGGATGGATGAAAAATCATTATTACCGTTGAAAAAAATATGAGGAATACCTTGAGTCACTAGTTCTTGATGAAACATCCAAATTTCATCATGTGCCGCTTGTGTTTTTTGACGCCAATCAAGACCAACGACATAGTCGCGATATCGTTCAGCAGCTTCGGCTGGCACTTGATCAATTCCACTGCCATTGACCTGATAATAAATGCCATCATACAACCACTCTTCGCGCTCCCAAGTGCTCCATTGGATCACAACTAAAATATTTTGTAGGTTATTTTTTTGTTCTGCAAGCCAAGCACGAGTAGTTCTTAGAATTCTGGCATTTGAACTGGCACTTTCAGCTTCGCACTGAAATCCGGCATTGAGGGCCATGCTTAACAGTTTGCCCCATGTAACTTGAAGATTTTCTGGGTGCGGCAGTCGCCCTAGGTAATATAATTTAGGATCGTCTTCGGCAAATGCATGAGAATTTACAGCTTCGGCACCAGCGGTGTGGCTATCACCATTGACATACAAAATCATAATGCATTTTCTTTGGCGTAGCGACTCAGTTCAATCCCCCAGGCCGCTTGAGCATCAGCACCATAATGATACGGATCTCCGGCATTGGCTGAAATATAATTTGATTCAAACCATTTGGCCATGCATCCATCGGCACTGTAGGGTTTGTAAAAGTTTCCATGCCAATCTTGTTGGTCGGCTATGGTATCGAAATTGTTATAAGTAGTCCAAAACAGGTGTGGTACGCCACGTTCACGCAATCGCAAATGCATGGCATGAATTCTATCATGCCAGAACTGTGTCATTCGACGATAATAATCACCAGTCAATGTTTTTTTCCATTCGGCAAATCTGGCCTTCATTGGCTCGGGCATACCAAAGTCTGGACCACCGCATACACTGATGTTGTTGTATAACCAAGGCCATTCTTCTCGTTCAAAACTGGTCCAACCAATGAATAACATTGTGTCGGGTTCCCATCTTGCATCGGCTAAAAAATAGTCTATGTGATTTTCGATCCAATAGTTGCTGGCACCATTTTTGGCCCAGCAACTGAATGATTCGGCAAACTGTCGGCTAAATGTCACGATCATATTGTCGGTATCTACCGGCTGATTAGATTCAGTGCAGGCCGGATATAAGTTACTGTCGCCAATGGCTAGAATCATGATACTTCAGACCTTCCGTCACCGATGTTGCGAGACTTGACCACACGATCACGTTCAGGATCCATGGCTCGGTATTGCTCATATGTTTCCAACACAATATTACGACATACTGCGGTAAACCAACGATCAACAATGTCCGAATCAGTGTCTTTGGGACTCATTTGATAGCCAGCACGAACAAGATTGGCCACAAACTTGTCGTTCCAATCCAGTTCAAAAGCGCCGTTCTGCATATTTGCAAGATCAACTTCCATGCTGAGAATAGTCACATAAGGCTCACCCTTTTCTGTGGCTAACTCTTTGGCAGTTTTTTCCGCCTTCTTGGGCTTGGGTTCAGCTTTGACTTCCGGCGGTTTCTTTTTAAAGCGATCAAATAGTCCCATTATGGTCCTTGTTAGGTTCTTGTATTGCCGTAGTGTAACACAGCAACACCGGGCATGTCAAACGGCAACTTGCGCCATGGATCAACTATGACACTGCCAGATTCGATTTTGCAGTAAGGTTGTGTATCGGGTGTGTTTCCGGTATATTCGTAAGTGATCTTGCGATTGTGTGCCCATAAAAATACTGCAGGTCCATCAATTGTAGCTAAACAACCAGTACGATCATCAGCTAATGGATCGACATAGACCACAGGCAATCCAGCTTCACGAATATAAAAACCAACCAAGGTGCTATAACTACCAATACAATATTCAACATCGGGTTTATAGGCTTTGCCGTGAATCACAATTGGCAAACTGAGTCGTTGTGCCTGATCAACTAAAAATAGGGCCAAGTTTTTGGCCTGTATTTCTCTGGCATGCATTACAGTATCAAACAGGTCGTAGCCAATGTTATATTCTTCAGCCAACCAACGCAGAGCAATGTTATCGCGAGGATGGCAGGCACCAGCATCGCCCATACCAGCTGTCATGTATTTAGGACCCATGATTCGCATGGTTGACCTTGCTAGAGCATTTGTAACTACGTCAACATTGATATGGCCAATCTTCATGGCAAAATCTTGAATCATGTTCACAAGTCCAACCTTGGCGCTAATAAATGTGTTATAAAAAATCTTAATAGCTTCACACTCATCCCAGGTGCCAATTTCATAACGTGGATTGTTCTGCATGATTGTTTCATACAAGTCTCGCAGTTCGCCGGCGACCCCAGTTAGATTGCCATCTTCGGTGCCCAACATGATCATTTCAGGATTGACCATGTCCCACTTTACACTGCCCATGGCAATCAAATAAGGATTGTAAACAAACTGATGTTTTTTGTCCAGCAGTGGAACAAACTTGTTGCGAGTGGTTCCAGGTAATACTGTAGAAATTAGCACTACTTTTTTAGGCGCAATAGCGTATTGATTTACTTTGGTAATAGCATCAATCACTGCGTCGTGTCCAAAATCTCGAGGAGTCATATGACTTGACGGAACTGATCCATCGTAACCCTCGGCATGTGGAGTAGGAACAGCGATAAAAATCCATTCGCTTTCGTTGACCACTTCACTGATGTCACATACTTTTACTGTGTTGCTGACTCGTGGATGGATGTCGTAACCACGAACTTCGTGTTTTTCAGCAAATACTTCTGCACAGTCAAGACCCAGCTTGCCGATGCCAATAAATCCTATTTTTTTCATGTAAGTCCTTAAAGATGAATGATACTACAGAATAATTTATCCGTATTTCAATCCATGATTAAGATTTCTTGAACACAGGAATAGGATTCATTTTGTGTAGGCTACGGCTACGAATAGCACGGTATTTTTTTACAATTTCCTGTATTGCTGGATCATGTATGGTCATTCCTGCTTCATCTACTTGCATGGCCATTTCTAAATCAGCATACGTGAGCCCGCCCAATTGATCTTGGTCAGTTCTGCCATCATCCCAGAGTCCATCTGTGGGTGGTGCGTCGATAATCTCTTGTAGCACACCTAACTCACGGCCTATTTGCCATACTTCGGTTTTGTAACAATCAGCAATGGGACTGATGTCTACTCCGCCATCGCCGTATTTGGTATAGAACCCCACGCCAAAATCTTCTACTTTGTTACCGGTACCTACTACTAATCCATTGACACTTTGTGCAATTTGATACAGAGTGACCATGCGCAAGCGACTACGGCTGTTGGCCAAGCCCAGTATGTTCGGGTAAGTAGCAAGATGTTGTTCAAACTCATCGAAGGTACTAGTTAGATCAATTACATCATGATGCACATTGCTAAAGTGTTGTTTCAACCAAACGCCTTGACGTATACTGAGATCGTGCAGCTCTGGACGTTGACGTATAGGCATGGTCACAGCAAATGTATTAAGTCCGGTTCTAGCACATAGCGCACTGACCACAGCCGAATCAATACCACCTGAGATACCAACTACTAAACTTTTCATGCTGGCTTGTTGGGCATAGTCACGAATCCAATCAGTGATACGATCCTGTAATGTAGCAGATGCTAATCTATCTTCAGTGGTAAATGTTGTCATGACGTTCCTTAAATCCAATGTTGTGCCAACACCATCAAACTCAACCAAGCCCACATGGTATTAAAGCCGACCAGGGTAGGCAGTGCTTTTTTACGGCTGGCCCAGATCAATGTCACACTGGTCAACAGTGTCAAGTAATACAGTTCCCAGATTTGAATACCAAAGATCAATCCTGGAATAATAATAATGGCCTTGGCCGACCATGATACAAACTCTACAGTATTGTAACCAGTCCAATATTCTTTAGTAAACCACATCATGTAGCAGTCACGCATATTTGCCCAACCGCTGTGGCTATAACTGACGACCATTAAT